AAATGGTATATTTATATCAGAAACAAGGAAAGAGAGGAAACAAAGAACAAAGAAAAAACTTAAAATATTTAAAGAAAACACTTGACAAGGTACAAAGAACATGATATAATAAGTGCATAGAAAAGAAAGAGAGGTTACAAAATGAGAATAGTAAAAGCAAGTACAGCATTAGGTAAAAGGTTAATTAAAACTGGACAGCAATGGCAGGGCACTTTCTTAAATCAAGTTTATGATAAATGGAGTGCTGAAAAAGATGAAGCATGGAACAAATGTTATGATGAATATTGTAATACAGAGAGTGCTGAACAGTTCGGCATTTGTTCACATAATAGTTTTAGCTTTACGGTTTCATGGTTTACACCTAAAGGAATGAGATTAGAAACATCAAAAAATAGTTATCTTGTGGTTTTTGATGAATAATCAAATAGGTGTGGTAGTAGGTACTATACAAGGTTCAATTCCTTGCACACCTTTCCACCCAAAATGGGTGAGATATAATCAAATAGAAAAGGAGAACAAAATTATGGCAAGAAAGAGAATGGTAACAAGAACAGTAGAACAGACAACAGCACAGGTTATGACGATTGATGTCACAACAGCAGAGGTACAGGTATGCACTTATGACATAGGTGGAAAATACACTGATGAAGATTTACTTAAAAAGCTTCAGAAGATTTTCCAGACTGACACGCTTAAACTTGTACACATCGAGGAACAGACTTGTAAAGAGGTATTACTTGGCATGGATGAAGAAGATTTTATTAGACTTGCAAAGGTATTACCGCCACGCACAACAAATAAAGACGAGGACTAGGGGCAACCCTAGTACCTCACTAAAGGAGTGATAATATGCTATCAATAAATGAGCAGGAGATACTTGTCGATGATTTACAAGAAGTAGAGACAAAACTATTCAATCTTAGCGAACAACTAGGTTCAGACGATGAACTAGGCAGAGCGTGGCACATTGTCTACAAACGCTTACAAAAGGAGAAAGAGAAAGAAGCGAAAATGAAAGCTTAAAAATTAAATCATTGTTAAAAATTTCACGAAAGTACCAAAACTAGGGTGCGTGACAGGCACGATTATAGTTTCGACACTATACACCCTTTAGTGTACAAATGTACACACGAACCTTGACAACAAAATAAAGAGAACAGAAAAGGAGAATGTTATCATGGAAAGAATTTTCACAAATGCACTCAAAAAACAGTTAAGACGACGTATAAAAGGAGATTTATCTGTACACATTGTTGATGATACACTAATTGTTGATATTCAACCAGTAGGTTGTTGGACGTGGCATTACACTATTAACAATTTAGCTGTACAAATATCAACAGGTTTATCAAGTAGAATTGTAGCAGACGTTATTGTTAAACAGTACAAGAAATATATTCTATCTGAACATTTTTACTCAAAATAATTAAAAGAAAGTGTTGACTTTTCAAGTACAATGTGCTACAATAAAATAGTAACAAAGATAAATAATAGTTACGTTGCCAGAGTGGTGTATCTGGAAACTGGTACACCCTCACCCCTTTGGACTGGTAGACAAGCGGTAAGTCTCCGATTGAACAGATGTATCAATCATGCGTACATGGTTTAACCATTACGAGGTCATGCACACTGGGTATCGCAGGTTCAAATCCTGTCCAGTCCACTGGTACAATAATGTACCTAAACTATAAACAAACCAAAGCCAGAAAGGAGAACAAAATTATGGCAAGAGTACCTATGGTAACAAGAACAATCGTAGCAACAAAAGCAAACGTAATGTGTCTGGACGTGCAGGCAGGAGAACCGTGTAACAAGGCTGTTACAGTACCTCGTACCTACAAGGACGATGAAGCACTGATGAAGAAAGTTCGTCCGTTGCTTGAAACGGAGACACTCAAAGCGGTACACATTGTAGACAAGGAAGAAATCGAAACTCTGTACGGAATGACAGAGCAGGAATTTATCCAGTACGCAAAAGTGCTTCCGCCTAGAAACGGTGCAAACAGTAACGAAGAAGCAGACAGCGAATAACACAGAAGCAGGTAAAACATAAAACAACAAACACAACAAAATATTTAATTAAAAGGAGAACAACACCATGATTAACATTAAAGAAATGAGCAGAGAGTTCAACGAAGTAGAGCAGTACCTTATGACTATTGCACCGTCAATCGTTTCAATGAAAGATGTTGAGGACGGAGAACATATCACAGTTGACGGAGTTCTTATGTTTGAGGATGTCAAAGAGGACAGCGGTGATGTTGTCGAAGTAATGTCAATCATTACACCGGAAAAGCAGGTATACAGTTGCCAGTCGGCTACGTTCAAGAGAAGTATCAATGATATTTCAAATATTATGAAAGGTAAGCCGTTCACTGTTATCAAGACTTCTGGTAAAACCAAAGCCAATCGTGATTACATTAACTGCGTACTGGACGTTGAAAGACTTGCATAAGTTCAGAGTGTAACAGTTAATAAATGGGGGGGCACTCTTAGTACCATACTAGAGCGTCTCTCCCATTTCATTTATAGGGGTGAACGCTATGGCAAAAAGACGCAAACAAACACCTGCGGAACGTGCTTACTCTAAACAAGTCAAGCGTATCAAACAGTTTATAAGTAGAGCAGAAAAACGTGGGTATCAATTTAGTGAAAATGTGTTACCACAAAGACCTAAACGTGTAACACAAGCAAGTGTGCGAAAACTTGCAAAATTAACACCTGAGAAGTTGTACCAGAAAGCGGTATACGGTGGTTTAGCAACAGAAGGAGAAATAGTACCTGCAACAGAGGGTGTAAAGTTGGAACGCTCTTTGAGGGCAAAGAAAGCAGCAGAAACTAGAAAATATAGACTAGCAGAGCCGGTACAAGAACCAACCAACACACCTGGTTTTGTTCCACCAGAGAACATATCAGAAGATGAAACATTTTTTGACGCTGTTGTTATAACTGGTTTTAAAGCTCATGTTCGACAATTTAATGAACATGCTAGTAACTTATTATTATCATGGTTAGACAGAATACTAGCAACAAATGATGTACATGATGTTGCAACAATGTTAAATGATGGTGCAGAAGCAGGCTTGATTGTAACATATCAGATAGTTTACTCACAAGATAAGCTAACACAGTATATGTCTGAAATGTTAGACTATTTACCAGAAGCAGGACCACTGTTTAAGGCTGAAATGATGGACGCAATGGAAGAGGAAGAGGACTTTAGTAGTCCACTATGAAAGTTAAAAAATATCGTTACTTTATGTGCGACTTTGAAACAACCGTTTATAAAGGACAGGTAAACACCGAAGTCTGGGCTAGTGCGTCCGTTGAATTGTTCACAGAAGATGTAAATATATTTCATAGCATTGGAGAACAATTTGATTATTTTATAGCACAGAAATGTAACATAGTAGCGTACTATCATAACTTGAAATTTGATGGTGCATTTTGGTTATCGTATTTGTTAGTTGATAAGGGTTTTAAGCAAGCATATAAAAAGGTAGGAGATAACGAAAATGATGTAGAATGGTTACCAGAAAAATACATGGAAAATAAATCATTCAAGTATAGCATATCTGATAAAGGTATGTGGTACAGCATTATCATAAAAGTCAACAATCATTTTATTGAGATAAGGGACTCGTTAAAACTACTACCATTCAGTGTAAAACGTATAGGAGAAAGTTTTGGCACAAAACACAAGAAACTTGATATGGAGTACACTGGTTTTAGGTATGCAGGTTGTACTATAACAGACGAAGAAAGAAAGTACATAGCTAATGACGTTCTTGTAGTTAAAGAAGCGTTAGAAATAATGTTCCAACAAGGGCATAACAAATTGACAATAGGTTCATGTTGTTTGGAAGAATACAAGTCAATTTGTAAGTCCTCAACAAAGAACGCTCTTGATTACAATGAAATGTTTCCAGATGTGTATGCTATGACGATTGACGAGAAAGCACATAGATACCCAAACGCAGGAGAATATATCCGTAAATCATATAGGGGTGGTTGGTGCTATCTAGTAAAGGGTAAAGAGAATAAGATATTCACAAATGGAACTACAGCAGATGTTAATTCTTTGTACCCTAGTATGATGAGTAGTGAAAGTGGAAATAGGTATCCCATTGGTGTACCAAGATTTTGGAAAGGGAATTTTATTCCAGACGTCGCACTTGATGAAGATAAGTATTACTTTGTTAGAGTTAAGACAAGGTTCTATATTAAACCAGATAAGCTACCATTTATACAAATAAAATCGTCATTACTGTACAAAGGTACAGAAGCACTTGAAACGTCTGATGTGTACGACAAAAGGACAGGAGAATATTACACACATTATACTGATAAAGACGGTAACATTCACGACACTAGAGTAGAGTTAGTTTTAACAATGACTGATTATGAGTTATTGAAAGAACACTACGAACTTGTTGACTTTGAGATATTAGACGGTTGTTGGTTTTATAGTGAAATAGGTATATTTGATGAGTACATTGATAAGTATAAGAAAATTAAATTGGAAAGCAAAGGTGCATTGCGTGAGTTGGCAAAGTTGTTCCTCAACAATTTGTACGGTAAAATGGCAAGTAGTATGGATAGTAGTTTTAAACTTGCTTACGTCAAAGAGGATAAAACCATAGGGTTCTTACCAGTTGCAGAAGCAAACAAGAAGCCAGGGTACATACCAGTTGGGTCTGCTATCACAAGTTACGCAAGAAACTTCACTATTAGAGCCGCACAGAATAACTATCATGGTAAAGACAAGAGAGGTTTTATATATGCAGATACAGACAGCATACATTGTGACCTTGAACCAGAAGAAATTGTTGGAATTAAGGTACACGATAAAGACTTCTGTTGTTGGAAATTAGAAAGCTGTTGGGATGTAGCAGTTTTCACCAGACAAAAGACTTACATTGAACACGTTGTTAAAGAAGATTTGAAAACTATTGATACACCGTATAACAATATTAAGTGTGCAGGCATGCCACAGAAATGTAAAGACTTATTTCAAACATCACTTGACGGAACGGCAGACATTAGTGGGTACACAGATAAAACAACAAATGTGTTTAAAGAATGGTCAGAAGATGAAAAAGAGTTCTTGTTTGAAAAGGAAACTGGTAAACCAATAAAGAGAAATCTTAGTGACTTTAGAGTAGGACTAAAAGTGCCAGGAAAATTAAGACCAAAGAGAATACGTGGCGGTATCCTACTTATCGACACACCGTATGAAATGAGGTAAATTATGGAAGTTAAAACTATTAACATTAAATATGTAAAAGAGGGTATGGATAAGATTGAAATTCTTAGTGGTGGAGATTGGATTGACTTGCGTATAGCAGAAGATGTTACACTTGAAGCAGGAGAGTTCAAACTAATTCCACTTGGAGTTGCTATGATGTTACCTAAAGGCTATGAAGCATTAGTTATACCTAGAAGTTCAACCTTTAAGAAATATGGTATAATTCAAGCAAACAGCGTTGGTCTGATTGATGAAACATATTGCGGTAACAATGATGAATGGCATTTTCCTGCATATGCTACTAGGAATATCAGTATACCTAAGAACACAAGAATATGCCAATTTAGAATTATTGAACATCAGCCGCCTATTGGAATTGTTGAAGTAACAGAATTATCAGAAGTAAATCGTGGTGGTTTTGGCTCAACTGGTGAAAAATAATGAACACAATAAGAAAAGCAGGGGCGAACTAAGTTCGTATCCCTGCTGTTCTATTTATATCTTTAACTCATGTACCAAACAAAGCGTTCAGCGAAAACGACAAGCGGTGTAGGCACTATCGTTTCAAGTGTGCTATCCTACCCGTTCATTGGTGGACACATGAGAAGATACCTAAAAGTTATCAACACTTTCCACATACTAATGTGGATAACTTAGTAACTTAATGCACTAAGTACCGCTTCTTTACATCTCATATCCTTAAATCTGAACGCACCACGTTCAAATAAATATCTAAGGTTTGACAAAAAGAAGTCATTTCTTTTTAACATAACATAGTTCATTTCATGGTCTGCTGTTGTTACTGTTATTTTAGTCTTAAATGTAACATCTGGTTTATCATCACAATAGATAAAGCCGTCCTCTGTAAATTCTCTCAAACCAAAATCAGTACCTTTGTATTTTAGTGTACAAATATATCGGTTTTTACCAATTGGTTTATCAACAAAACTTTTGTTGTCATTAAGATAAACACACTCACTACTATAAGCAACATAAGCGTTCTTTGCAAAAGCTCTATTAAATCCACTACTTTTCTGTTCCTCACTTGCACTAGATATAAAACCTTGTTCAAGCACAAAACCGTCTCCACGTAGGAACTTGGTATCATCTTTAAGCCTAGCACTTATTCCCATTTCAACGTAGTACGGGTTTATAATACTTACTGGATTACTAAGCATATAAACTGGAACATATCTAACCTGTTCACCTTGTCCTCTAGCAATAGAAGTGTGAACACTAAGTAACTTCTTAACTTCATCATTACAATAGTGATTAGTTTCACTCTGAAATTCATCAAATATCATACGCATAATATCTGAAAATAAGTGACTATATTTTTTAATCTGGTCTGCACTGTTAAGACTCAAAGCATAACCACAACTTTTTTCATCTAAGAACAATTCATGAAAGATACCACTTGCTCTACGTTTACTTGTCATTTCATGCCCTTTAAAGAACAAACTACCTAAATCTTTATAGAACTTATCAACAACATCATCAAGTTCATAGTTGTACCTATAAATAAGTCCAAACTTCTCACCTTTATCTAAAAATCTATTGATGCATAATCTACCAAAATATGTTGTCTTACCACCAGTACGATTAGTAGTACACATATAAATCTCTGGTTTGTTACCATTTATGTCTAACATAGACAAAAGTTTAGTACCGTCATAATACTTACCCACGTTATAATCACTTCCTTTCATATTATATTATAACATACCTATTGCAATTTGTCTAGTAATATGATATAATAAATATAAATGAATAAGGAAAGGAGTGAAAAGAATGGAACAGTTTTACCCAATAATTATTGCACTGGTTTTCAATGCTTTAGACCTCATTACTGGTATCATAACAGCGGTTAAAAACAAAGACATTCAATCAGCAAAATTGCGTGACGGTCTTTTCAAAAAGGTAGGCTTCATGTTATGTTACTTTGTAGCTTGGTTAGTTGACACACAGGGTGCTAGAATAGGTTTTCAGTTTGGAATATCAATTCTTCCTATAATTATTCTATATGTGTGTACAACTGAATTGGTGTCTATACTTGAAAACATTTGCAAGATTAATCCCGACATTTTGCCGGAAAAACTGATGGAACTATTTCACATTTCCGAGATTAAAAAGGAGGACTAAATTATGCCTAACATTATGAAAGCGGTTCAGTTCATGATTGATACTGCAAACGATAACAAACACGGCTATGACCAAACGCACAGAAATGGACCAGATTATGACTGTTCTTCTCTTGTTGGAACTGCACTTCATGAAGCAGGTTTTAATGTGTCACCGTATTCATGGACTGGTAATCTGGAAACACAGTTGCGTAAAGCAGGTTTTGTTGATTGTAAAGCACCATGGTTGCCTGGTGACGTACATCTAAAGACACAGCATCATGTTGTAATGAGTATTTCAAACAGACAGATTGCTCACGCTTCAATCAATGAAAAAGGAACAGTAACTGGTGGTAAAACTGGTGACCAGACTGGAAAGGAAATCTGTATCAGAGATTATTACGAGTATTCTGGTGGGTGGGATGTACACCTTAGATACACAGGACAGAACACAGAAGTTACACCCGACGTATCAGTTGATACAGTTGCAAGGGAAGTAATTGCTGGAAAGTGGGGTAACGGAGACACACGCAAAAAGCTTCTTACAGAAGCAGGTTATGATTACAACGCTGTACAGGCAAAAGTAAATGCTATTTTGTCTGGAAAAAAGTTAAAATCTAACGGAGAAATTGCAAGAGAAGTAATTGCAGGAAAATGGGGTAATGGTAACACCAGAAAGCAGAAACTTACCACCGCAGGTTATGACTATTCTGCTATTCAGAAACTTGTCAATGAAATGTTATCATAAAGGTAACATATGCCTGACATAAATCGTGCATATTCATGGGCAATTCAGACTTGTAATGCTCCAAATGTAGGGTACTCACAAACTTACCGTAACGCACAAACTGTTGGTGGTATAACATATTATGATTGTTCCTCATTTATAAACTATGCGTTACTTGCGGGCGGTTTTGATACCCCAACATATGCACCAAAAAGTAATGCCTTTACTACTTACACAGAAGCGTCTGAACTTATTCGCCTAGGCTTCACAGAAGTTAATGCAAGTGGTGAATACTTAGCAGGGGATATTGGACTTTCGAGTGGTCACACAGAAATGTGTTATAAAGGTGGAAATGGTAAAGGTATTTTTATGGGTGCACATACAGATAACGCTCCACTTGCTAATCAAGTAAGTATTGGTTCAAGTAGCGGTGATGCAACTTATCAGCGTTCATTTCCACGTCTGTTCAGATATGGTGATGGTGGGGCAACTGGATATGGAGCAAGTATATATGTAGTTGCCGCTTTAGCAGGTAACGCTTGGAGAGAGAGCCATATCAACCCTACTCTCTCACAGCTTGGCGGTGGGGCATTTGGTTTATTTCAATGGGACGGTAGTAGAAAGACAGCACTATTGAACTGGTTAAGTGACAATGGATACGAAAATACAAGTCCAGAGGGTCAAATGCAATACCTCATAGTAGAGGGTGATTGGCAAGGTTCTTTTGGTGGTATATCTTCATTAGAAGAATTTTTATCATCAACTTCAACAGATGTTGCTATGCTAACAGAAGCTTTTTGTACTTGTTGGGAGCGTCCAGGTGTTCCTGCTTTAGCAGAAAGAATTAACTTTGCTAATCAAGCGTTAGAGTTCATCGGAATAAACGCTAATAACACATCAATAGTTGCGTGGGAAACTGAACCAATGTACTATCTTACAGAGGGGCAAGCTTTACAAAATGCTGTGTTAATGTATCGTTACTATTCAGCAGGCGGTGGTGGCGGTGGTACACCGTCTAAACGGAAAAAGAAAATGCCTATATGGATGTGGATAAAATACCATTACTAATAAGAAAGGAGAAACAGATATGCCGTTCAAAGCAGGTACTTATAAACATGAGGAAGGATTTACTATTATGGTAACAGAAGATGGTGTAATTATGCTTTCGCCTAATCACCCTCTTTCATTAAGATTAAGCGTCTTATTTGACACTACAAAGTGGACAAAAATATCATAGAAAGGAGAGCGTTATGGCAGTAAAAACTAGGGAAGAAATTCTTGAAGAATTAAAAGTCAGAATAGGTGAACAGACTGACGACGAAACAATCGCATTTCTGGAAGATGTTACAGACACGCTTTCTGACTTGGAAACAAAGGCAAAAGGTGACGGAACAGACTGGAAAACTAAATACGAAGAGAATGACGCAGAATGGCGCAAGAAGTACACTGAACGATTTTACAGTTCAGAACCCAATAATGACCCAGAACCACCTAAACCAGATGACACTACGAAACCTAAGACGTTTGCAGAACTGTTTACCACAGTTTAGCAATAAATTTATTAAAGAAAGGAAGATAAAATCATGGCAAGAAGAATTGCAAACAGTACGCTTAATGCGTCAACCATTGACATTCTCAACGTAATCCGACAGAACGCTTCTTATGACTATCAGCAGAACGTACCGGAAGTTGCAACTGTCAATGACATTCCCAAAGTGGGAGAAATCATCTATGGTACACCTGCATTTGCTAACCAGTTTATCAATGCTCTGGTAAACAGAATTGCAATCGTGCGTGTACAGAGTGCAACATTTAACAACCCTTACTCTATCCTCAAGAAAGGTTATATTGAGTACGGTGAAACTGTAGAAGATATTTTTGTATCTATCGCAAAAGCTGTTGACTTCAATGTGGAAAAAGCCGCAAAGCGTGAGTTCCAGAGAACTATTCCAGATGTACGTTCAGCGTTCCACGTTATGAACTGGAGAGTAATGTACCCTGTTACAATTCAGGATGAGGACTTACGGCAGGCATTTCTTAGCATTGAGGGTGTTCAGAACCTTATCGCTAAGATTGTAGACGCTGTTTACACAGCCGCAGAGTACGATGAATTTCTTCTGTTTAAGTACCTGCTTATTAAGGCAATCAGTCACGGAAAAATGTATCCTACTTCTATTGGAGCAGGTACAGACCTTAGCGAAGCGGCTGTACAGTTTAGAGGTACATCTAACCTGTTACCGTTTATGTCAAGTGAGTACAATGAAGCAGGAGTTAAGACTAACACACCTAAAGAAAGACAGGTTATCTTCATGGACGCTATGTTCAATGCACAGTTTGACGTAAATGTGCTTGCAAGTGCATTCAATATGGATAAAGCTGACTTCATGGGTAGACTGTTCCTTATTGACAACTGGACTGATTTTGACAATGAGCGTTTTGACATTATCAGAGCAAATTCTGATGGTATCGAAGAAGTAACAACAGAAGAGTTAGCACTGTTGGCTAATGTAAAGGCAGTTATTTTAGACGATAATTGGTTTCAGGTTTACGACAACAACAATAAATTCACAGAGAAGTATGTTGCTTCTGGTTTGTACTGGAACTACTTCTATCATACGTGGAAAACGGTGTCAAATTCTCCGTTCGCAAATGCTGTTGTATTTGTTACCTCTGCCGCTGACGTTGCTTTGCCTGCAACTGTTACTGTCCATGTGGACGCTAAAGATGAAAGCGACGTTGCTACTGTATTTACTATCAGTGCTGACTTTGAAGAAGCTGGTCTTGAACCGCAGAATGTGAACTTTGTTCAGACAAAAGAACTTACAACTGCCGGTATCGCTGTTCAGAAATACGGTGGACTTATTATTCCGACTTCTAAGGTTGGAACAGACATCACACTTGTTGCAGAGATTAATGGAACTACTTACACAGCGGCTACTACTATCAATGGTTCTACTGATGTTGACGCAACTGTTACTCTTAACAAGGGATAAGATTTAAGTGTAAGGGTGTATCAGTTTTTTCTGGTATACCCTTACTAGAAAGGAGAATATTATGAGTGAAACTATGTATCCTGCTGACAATGTAGGAAAAGACGGAAAGGTTTACCCAACAGTTGGTGAGCATATCAGAAATACAAGTGGTTCTTCTGATATTACAGCAGAGGACATTGAGAGTGTAATTAAAGATAACACAGACCGCGGTAAAGTTTGTTCTGCTATTGATGTAACAGCAGGGGAACTTAAAACAGCAATAGTTAATCTATTAACAGGTAAAACAGCGTACTTTGGTGGGTTAGTTGCTGACGAACTTACAAGTAGCGAACTTGCAGATATTAAAGCCTACTTAGGTATCGTGTAAAGGAGTGATTGTATGTATATACAACCTACAACAAATATAAGGTTACTTAAAAATGTGCCTCTTGATACAACTTATGACCACACAATATACTTTGCAAGTGCAACAGCACAGTACAATTACTTTGTTGGTTTGCAAAAATACAATCTAACTAATTACACCTATCAAAGAGTAAAACGTGGTGTAGCAAGGGTTGGAATTAAAGCAGACAATCTGTATGACTGTAATTACATGATGTTCCAGAATACAGCTTACGGAAATAAGTGGTTTTATGCGTTCATAACAGCGGTTGAATTTGTGAACAATGAGTGTGCAGAAATTTACTTTGAACTTGATGTTATTCAGACGTGGTTTTTTGATTGCGAACCAGACTACTGTTTTGTTGAACGTGAGCATAGTGTAACTGATAATATAGGTGAACATATTGAACCAGAAAGTGTAAATGTTGGTGAGTATGTAGCTATGGAATATAAAGATTTAAGCGTTGTACTTCAACCTATGGCTGTTATGATAATGATAATGGACGACTCTGATGAAAGTGATGGTACATTATATGACGGAATTTATGGTGGATGTACGTTATTTGCTTACAACAGAGATGATACTGAAAGCATAAAAAGTAAGTTAAATGAATATGTGCAAAAACCAGACGCTGTTATTGCTATGTATATGTTTCCAGTAATAGGAACATCACAAGCTATACCAGAAGGCGGACTAAAAATATTATACAGTGAAAGTAGTGCTACAATTACGGTTACAGGAACACAATTAGTAGGTACAGAAAGTTTAGACGGATATGTACCAAAAAACAAAAAATTATACACATATCCTTATAACTTCTTTCATGTTGACAATGCAAGTGGTAGTGAGTTAAATCTAAGGTACGAATTTTTTGAAAGTAGAACACCTAAAGGTAACATAAGAGTTCCTATAACTATGCCGATACAATGTGTATTTAGACCAACAAATTATAAGGGTAGTGGTAATGGTACATTTAACAATGAAAGTATAACATTAAGCAACTATCCTATGTGTTCATGGAACACAGATGCATTTAAGGCTTGGTTAGCACAAAATGCTGTTCCTATTGGTGTAAATACTACAACAAACGCTATAAGTGGCGCTTTGACAGGTTTTGCATTAGGTGGGCCGTTAGGTGCTGTCGCAGGTGGTATTATGGGTGCTTCATCTATCGCTTCACAATATTTATCACAGGGGTATCAAGCTAGTATAGCAGCTGATATTTCAAAAGGTAACCTTAATAACGGTGGTTCAAATGTTGGTAGTGGTAAACAATCATTTTACGGTGGAAGAATGTGCATAACAGCAGAATATGCTAGAATGATAGATGACTACTTTACTATGTTTGGTTATGCAACAAGAAGATTGAAAAAACCTAACAGAAATAGCAGACCGCATTGGAACTATGTTAAGACAATCAATGCTACTGTTACTGGTAGCGTACCTGCCGACGATATGAAGAAAATTTGTAGTATCTATGATAATGGTATTACGTTCTGGAAGAATGGTTCAGAGGTTGGACAATATAATCTTGATAATACAGTGTAAAGGTGGTGAGAATTAGTTATGGGTAGAAAGCGTGGTATTACAGATATGTTTGGTGATAGTGCTACACTAAACAATCTGACATATATGCAGTACCTTAATAGGCTAACAGAGTTGGCTATTTCCATGTTTGAGTGGAAAAATTTGCCTGCTAGTGTTGACGCTAGGTATCTTGAATTACACCTCTTTGAAACTGGTTGTATGGTGTACTTTAATGATGATGTACTTGGTGACTTGTGCTTGGACTGTATAACAAATGGTAGGCTTGATGTGTATGGTAATCCGATTTTGCGTAGAGCGTACTCTGGATATAACAACTATCAGAAGTTATTGAAAGAAAGTAACAGCGTGATTATATGGAACAATTATCTGCATACAAATAGTATTCTTGATGTTAAGATGTTTGCTAGAAGATTATATAATCTTGACAGGATAATTGATATTAATGCTAATGCACAGAAAACACCAGTATTGGTACAAGGAACAGAGAAGCAGAGGTTGACGCTGATTAACTTGTATAAGGAGTTTGATGGTAACGCACCGTTCATTTTTGGTGATAAGAATTTGGACTTAAATGCGTTAAAGGTTTTGCAGACTAACGCACCGTATGTTTGCGATAAGTTATACCAGTTAAAGACGCAGATATGGAATGAAGCATTAACATATCTTGGTATCAGTAATATTAATATTCAAAAAAAGGAACGGCTGATTACTGATGAAGTAACTAGAAACCAAGGTGGTACTATTGCTAGTAGGTACAGTAGATTGGAAAGTAGAAGGCAGGCTGTTGAAAAGATTAACACTATGTTTGGAACTAATATTGAAGTTAATTATCGTGAAGATTTTCAGCAGGTTGATAATGATACTGTTCCAGAGGACACTGGTGCTGATACGATAGGGGGTGCAGGTAATGAGTAAATATACTACACAAGTTAGGTTCATTTGTGAAAGCAAAAGTGGACTTGAAATAAGTGGTAGTAGCGGTGATGTTGATAACATTATCGCAGGTTCGTGGAATAAGATATTTACTACTAAAACACTGTTCTTTGATGAAGCTTACAGAAGTGTATTGTGTTCAAAGATTTTGAAGCACTATTATATGAGAGAAATTTGTTGTGAAACTGTGGGTATCTGGGTGCTTTGGATGAATACAAGACTTGAAGAAATTATGCCGTACTACAATCAGTTGTATGAAAGTACTAAGATTAAGTTTAACCCAATGCACGATGTGAACTTCATTAGAGAACATAAAAGAACAGAAAATGAGACGGCTAATGGTAACAGAGATACTACAAGTAACAGAAACACTAATATTACAAGTAATGGAACTTCTAATAGAACAACAAATAGTGACGAAAATAAAAAAGATTTGTACAGTGATACACCTCAAGGAGCATTAACTGGTGTTGAAAATGAAACATACTTAACAAACGCAAGAAAAATAACTGATAATGTAAACGGAACTGATAACGCAGAAGCAAATAACATAGAGGAAAATATTAGTAATTATAGTGACAAAGAAGAAACAACAAGCAATATAGATACAACAGAAAATTATATTGAAACACTTGTTGGAAAACAAGGAACAGAAAGTTTTAGCGGTCTTTTGAATAAGTTTAGAGAAACATTTTTAAACATTGATATGATGATTATTGAGGAGTTTAGTGACTTATTCTTTGGACTTTGGTAGTGAAAGGAGATTGCTATGAATAAAGTAAAAACTATTACACCTAATCCGCCTGCTGATTTTACGCCAGAATTTGGTAACTATAAGACATTACAGCCGTTTAGATACTGGTGTCAAAAAGTATTACCGTTAGTGTATGATGATAGTTTAAGCTATTATGAATTGCTTTGTAAAGTGGTTGACTATCTGAATAAGACTATGGAAGATGTTGAGACGTTACATAGTGATGTAACTAATCTCCATACAGCTTATGAGAAATTACAGGAATACGTTAATAACTATTTTAGTACACTTGATGTGCAGAAAGAGATTGACAATAAATTAGACCAAATGGCTAACGATGGAACATTAAATATATTACTTCAAATGCACGCAAGAATGGTTCTACCTAGTAATGATACTACTGGTGAAACAGATACTTTAAATATTCAGAAAATGCTTGATAAATTTGGGTATGTAGAATTATTCACTGGTATTTATTACACAAATGCACCTATTAAGTTAAAAAGTGGAAACGTAATTATTGGAAGTGGAAATGAAAATACTGTAATAGAATGTTCATCTGATTTTTGCACATTTAATGAAAATAATAGTGCTGACAAATTAGTGTTAAAAAATTTTCGTGTAAATGACGCAAGTGGTGAACATATAGGTTTAAATTTCGTTGTAACAACTACACAACCTTATACTGGAATAAGGTACTCATTTATTGAAAATATTCACTTATTTGGATTTAATACTTGTGTAACTATAAGAGGCGCATGGTGTGTTAAATTCGACCATTGCAGATTTGAAAGCAACAATATGTGTGTAAATCAAAGCGGAACGTGCAATAACGTTGAATATGTAGAATGTCAATTTTACGGTGAAGAAAATGTATCAACAGGTATTAGATTAACTGGCGATGGTGGTGCTGAAAATTACGGTGTATATTTTAATAATTGTGACTTTGAAAAACACCTTTATGGTCTTAACTTATACTCCTGTGTTGGTGTTTATATAAACAATCTATACGTTGAACATATAGACACCGTAATAAACGCAGATAACGCTATAAATCTTGTCCTAAATGGTGGAACATTAAATTATATAAATAGAGCTGCTAATGTTGCGAAAACACAGACAAATAATTTTTACAACGTAACAACATTTACTATGTTAAACGTATGTGCACGTTATAATAAAACTGAAAAAAGTTGCTTGGTATATATATCTAACGATGTTCCTGTATACATTGAAAACATTACAGTCATAAACCTAAAAGGTGGAAGTGTGTATTTGAAAAACACTGATGCCGAAACAAATTATGATTATAATGGTGACTATTATATCGAAAATTTAAGTACACCAAATTTCAACGGTAGATACACAAGTAGCAAAGGAAACATTATAAAAACAGATGGAATAAAAAGAAGAGATAGTGTTAAGTTGATAGGTGCTAATATTGAACTAATAAATGGTGCAACAATAGACAACAATACGGAAGTACATTTAGTAAATACAGACGGTACAATATTATATCGGTTTTATATTAATCAGGGTACTTACGAAAGTGGACATATATTTAATGGTGAGATACTAAGTAGTACCTACGATTTAATAACCAGGAATATTAACGTTAGTGCATCATTTACAAGTCCAACAGGAAATACTGATGTACAATTTAAGTGCAACTGTAAATTCGCTATTGGTGAAATGCAACCGAGAGCGCAAGTGTTAATAGTTACAAATCAAGTGGTAGAAACTGATATATAAATAAA